GTGGTCATCTGCCTGCCGATCGTCTCGCCGCCGACGTCGCCCGGGCTGGCCAGGTCCCAACTGACTGTCTCGCCGTCCTCGTTGGTTTTCTGGTCGACATACCAGACCTCGATCGATTCCTGGGTGGGATCGGCCGTGGGGTTGCCGCCTTCGAAGTTCACGGCGTCGAGAAACTCGGCCAGCGTATTGCGAATGGTCAGCTTGAACTCGAGCAGATCCTCGAAGGCCAAGCAGAGCGCGGTGATTCGCCCGTTCACGTTGCCGACCGAAAGCTTGGGCCGTACCGCGGTGCCGTCACCATTCGCCTCGCTGCCCTCGTACTGCATGGGCCAGGCGCCATACTCTTCACCCTTCCACCAGATCGACTTGGCCGGCATCTGGTCAGCGTTGCCGCCGGCGGCGATCAGTTCTGCAGGTGTGTGCGGTATCGCATGACCATGAAAGCGCAGAACATCGGCGCCGTAATCACTGCCGTCCAATTCGAACAGCATGACTTCGTTGCCAGGCTCAAGAGTCTGGATAGCGTTGATCAGCGACATGGATTGACCTTTACGGGTGGAAGGCACGCTCGAACGTCGCCGTCAATTTGAAAACGCCCCCGCCCATGGGCGTAGGGGTTGGGTTCTTGCAGGTGAACAGGCCAAGCTGGCCAAGCGGGGTTGTCCAGAGAAAGGCTTTTGCGCCCTTGTGGCGATCGAAGAACGCCATCATGGCCAGGGCCGTAGCCGTGTTGCCCGTGTGGGTGATCGGATAGGCATCGACTTTATTGTTGATCCCGTCCCCGACCTCTTGCTTGTAGCCGTCCCCGAACTGCGAGGTGCGCACCCGATAAGTAATATCGGGTGCCTCCCCTTGCTGGGTGGGCCAGGTGAATGTTTCAATCGCCATGGTTACCTTCCGTTGATAGCTCGCCAGATATTCCCGCCAGGCTGTACGCCGCGAGCGATGGCCGCCTCTGCTTCCGCTTTGGTTACCTGCTGGATATTCCGTCCGGCCTGCGTGGTATCTTCCTGCGTTCCGCTGCCGCCGTCGCCTGCCGTTTGCACGGATACCGAGACGGGGAAGTTGTAGGTGTTGCCACCGCCCGCCCCGCCACCACCGCCACCCAGCGCCCGAACCCCAAGCTCGCCGCCCGCCGTCCTGGTCAGCGGCATGATCGCCTCTGGCCCGGCTTCGGCGAATATCCCCGCACCCTTGGCGAATGCGAACATCTGCGGCTTGTCGTGCACCTGGTTGCTGAAGCTCGACAGGCTTGGAGAGTCGTACACGCCGCCTTTGGCGTTGGCAGTGATGGCGCTACCGATGCTGGAACCGAAACTGCCAGCACCCGCACCCGCCGCGGCACCGCCGCCAAACCAAGCGCCGATGGCAGTACCCGCCAGGCTCGACAGCAAGCCGGACGCCGCCTGCCGAGTTGCGATACGCGCCATGTCGGCGATGATCGACTTGGTGAAGTCTGAGAACGAAAGCTTGCCAGTGACGGCAAAATTCGCGACTGCGTCCTCCATGCCGGAAAAAGCATTGGTGAACAGGCTGCGAGTTTGCCCTGCGACATCTCGCGCAGACTCGAGATAGTTGTGATAGGCAGAGGTTGCCCCTTTCCTCCAATCACCTTGCGCCTCTGACATCTTTCCGTAGTTGTCGACTACAGTGTCCCGATACTTGACCTCGGCATCCTGAAGGCTGGCCAGGTCGCTCTCGTAGTCTTCCTGACTGTACTTATCGGGCGCCGTCTTGCGCCGATCCAGTAGCTTGGCGCGCTCGTCATTGAACTTGTCACGCGACGCATCTAGGTCGCGCTGCAAGCCCGATTCGCGGTCACCCATGCCGACTGCCGCAGCGTTTCTGTCGCCCGTGAGTGACAACGATCTGCGTTGCCGCTCCAGCTGCTCAACGTAAGCCTCTGTGGCTGCGGTTTTCTTGTTAAGGCGCCCCGTTTCTTCAATGTCGATGACCGACAGTTCGCTCTCCGACTCTTTCTGCGCCTTGACCATGTTGGCCCGGGCGTCGGCGATCTTCTGGTCCAGCTGGATGCGCTGGGCGGCAGATGTGCCGGCCTTGCCCTTCACACCCTCAAGCGCCGCGATCTCGGCCTCGTAGGAGGATTTAACCTCTGAGGCCTGCTGCTGGAGCAATGCCACGCGCTGAGCCGTGTAGCTCTCCTGGGAAATGATCCCCGCCTTCTGCGCCGCCTCCAGTTCCTTATCAGCGCTCTTGTAGTAGCTGAGCACAGCATTGAGCTGGTTCTTCGAGTCGTTGAACGAGGTCAGGTCGACTGAGCCTGTTGCGCCCTTCGGGTCCTTGTATTTGTCGCGGATGTTCGCCAGGTCTCGATCAATGTTCTTTTGATTGAGCAGCGGGCTGCTTGGATTCGCCTCGCGCAGAGCAGCGATCTTGCGCAGGTACGCTTCCTCTTCCTTGTCGCGCTTCTGCTTGTTGCTGTAGGACGCAACACGAATGCGCTCAAGCTCCTGCTCGGCCTCGATGCCCTTGTCCTGGATCTTCTGCCGGTCGCCAAGGTATTTGGTGCGCGTCTTCTCTGCTTCTATCTGGAGGTCAAGAAACGCCAAATCCTTGGTGTCTTTCGCAGTATCGCGCGTCTCGATCCCCATGGCAGCAGCGCGGCCGCCACGGCCCTGCCCAGTTTTCAGCCTTTGGCGTATTACTTCGGCTTGCTGCTCCAGGGTTTGAGTACGTCCGATCTCCTTCGTGGCGTCCAGAGCGCCTTTTGCTGCGTCCCTTACCGCATTCCAGCCGCGCTCTATGATTCCCAGGTTCTGCGTAATCTCTCCGGTGCGAGTTTCAATCGTACTGGCGTATGTATCCGTCAGTAATTTAGCCGCACCCACTGTGTCACCCTGTTCTTTAAGGGCAACAATCTGCGAGTAAACCGACGCTGTTAAAAAGTGATATTGATCATTGAGTTCTTTTGCGGCGGCGACAGGATCTTTCGCAATTTTCGCGAACTCTGCGATCGTCTCATCAATAGCCTGACCGGTAGCCTTCTCCATCTGCAGGGCGGCTTCGGTGATTTGCCCGAAACTTTCGCTGGCGATCTTTCCGTTACCGGCGAGCTTGGACAGCACCTCAGCAGCAGCGCCAGTCGTCCCCACTGTTGCGCTGACCTGCCGCGCCATATCGCTGAGCTGACTTGCACTCGTCCCGGCCACATTGCCGCTGAGGATCAACGCCTCATTGTACGCATCGGCCTCTTCGCTACCCTTGTAATAGGCTAGCCCCAAAGCGGCAACCGCTGCAGCCGCCAGCGTAAATGGGTTTACCAGCCCTAGAACGTAACCGCCCAACGCCTTCGCCGCCGGCGCAATCCCGCCGAACATATCTTTCAGCTGGCCGCCCTGCTGTAACAGAACCGTCAGCGGAGCCTGTCCACCCTGGAGAGAGACGGCAATGTCAGTGAACTGAGCAGGAACGCCTCGCAGCGCTGCAGCTGTCTGCTTTGCCGTGTTTCCAGTGCGAGTAAGGCTGTCGTCGAATCTGCCCAGGTTAGCCCGCGACTGGTCGATCTTGCCCTGGTACTCGCTGAACGTTGAGGCATCCAGCGCGCCAAGCTTTTTTTGCTTGGCCAGTTTCGTTTCAAGGTCGTCGAGACGGCCCAGGGCCTTTACTGTTGGGTCAATCTCGCCCAGCAGGTCTGATAGCTCATCCTTCTGCTTCTTCATCGAAGCAGTCGCCTTGTCAGCGCCGCGCGCTACGCCATCAGCCGCTTTCTCTGCCCTTGCACCTGCCGCCGTGAGCTTGTCGAGGTCGGAGCTTGCCTGCGCAGCATCCGTCGAATCGACCTTTATGCCGAGCTCAGCAATCGACGTCATACTTTTCTCCAGGCATAAAAAAACCCGCTCGATGGCGGGCTATTGGGTTCACTTGATCTATTTATTCAACTTCGAATTCGTTTCCGCAAACTGGCAGGTAATGCTTATGTCGGTTTGCATGTCTTCCCCAAACTTGGCCACCGGCCTGGCTCCTACCCCCTCGACTACGTACTTGGAGAACCCCGCATATCCACCATAGCTGTTCTTGGCGTTTACTTCTCCACATACAACCGTATTGTCGGGAAGGCGATAGACCTTCTCATCCCTGAACTCAGCTGATGCCGAGTCGTTAAGGTTTCGTTGCACCTCATCACGAGCTTTCTGAACGTCGCTATTTCCACACCCCGCCAACGCTACGAAAACCATACCCGCTACTGATAGTTTCATGCCTTTCCATCCTTGAAATGTTTAGAAGCTGCTCGGTTGAACGGAGATAGATCCGCCGCCAGCGGGTAGAAAAACTCGGAATTTCTTTTGCTGACCCTGGCTAAGAACCACTGATATTTCCATCCTCTCAGGGTTCGTTGCGCAGAGTCCCGAACCGTCGAGTGCAGCACCGAGCAACCATTCGCCTGGCGGAACTTGGAATACTGCCTTTTCTCCAGTATCCAACTTCGCCACGGGCGCACCGTTTAGAAAGACGGTCGCAAAGCAGCCGCCGCCGGTAAACCCAGTGTCCCGCGTGACAATTAGCGAACTGCCGCCGGGTACTGGCTTTTGGTAACCGCTTACCCGCTCTGACGGCGCTGGGCGCGCCTTGTCGGACGGAACTGGCGAAGTCGCACACCCGGCCAGCATCGCCAACACGACCGCCGCTATCAAAATCCGCATAACCGATCCTCATCCTTAAAGTGCCGACTGTACCCCGTACCTGGCCAGGCATCCAGTGTGTATGGAATGCCAGTGGCGACCAGGCGCCGGGCGGTAGTAGCCTCCTGCCACACGCAAGGATTTCCCAGTCCTCCGCCTGCAAGCCCAAGGACTGGGACAGCGCCAATATCGGCGCGTTTATGACCTGGAGGTCAATATGAGTGCATCACCTGTCACAGACATCAATCACGCAGTCAATCAGATCAACAACACTCTTTTGGCGCTTGCGCATATAGCCGCGAAAAGCAACCCAGGTCTGGCCGAGGCATACTTGGGCGCTGCCGTGCTTGCATCGCGCGAGCAAGGTAGTGGCGACAATTTTGTACTCGAGATTTTCCAGAAAGCCTTTCCTGGTAAAACTCTTCCGATCGCGCTCTCTCCAGAAGAGTTCGCGGCTAAGCAGGCTGAACTAGGCAAGTAATTTTGCACTGGTGACGGTCGAGTCTTTGATAGCGGCAGCATTCAAGTAGACTCGGCCATCACCCCCGACCAGAAATGGAACTACGACTTTCGGTTGGTTCGATTTTTTCATATTCATGTCTAGCTCCTGCGGCCATGCCGCTTCATGTTTGTTTTCTACGTCCTGCTCTCGCTCATCACCAGCAGCGCCTCAGCTTCCATCATCCGTAAATCGGGGAAGGCCTGTGTCAACTCGGCACGCTTGAGGCCGATCATGCTCGCCACCGGCTTGATCGCGTTGTAGTCCAGGCCCACGGCGCCGCCCATACCTACACGCCACTGCGTGGACATCGCCTCGAACAGCAGGAAGGCCGGCCAGTTGTCTGGCCAGACCTCGTACTCGTCATCGGGGATGTCGGCCTTGGTCATGCCGAAGGCCGCCAGGTCAGCCTCTGAGGGCCCCTGCTCGTACAGGATGCGGGCGACGCCGGTCAGTTTCCCAGACGGGCCGGCTGGTAGGCTGCCTGATACGCCTCAAGTACTGCCTTGGGCGCACCTACGCAGGTGGTTACCAGTGCAGTCATGGATTCGTCGGCCAGCTTCTCATCGAAACCCCAGCCGCTGACAATGTCCTTGAGCTGTTCGACCTGCAGCGCGATCTCCGAGGCCGTGGCGTCCTGCCAGGACATGCCTTCGTCTTGCACCTTGGTGGCGTGCGCGTCACGCGCGGTGTTCCAGCGGTCGAACAGCGCCGAGAGCGCAATGCGGTCCAGGTACTTAAACTCGAAGTCCACGGCCACTGCTTCACCGCCCACGCGGGGGATCTGCACCTTGGCCTTGAACGTTGGGTTTGGAGCGATCTTGATCTTGGCCATGGGTTACGCCACCACTGCGGAATAACGGGTTGGGCGGCCAGCCAGCGACAGAGTGATGACGCGGGTCATCAGGTTGTTGCGGGACAGGGCCGGGGTCGACGTGATGGTCACGTAAGCGTTGTACAGGATGCTGTCGCCGTTCGGCAGGTTCAGGCGCAGTACGCGGGTGACCTTGTCCTCGTCGGCGGTTTCAACCACTGGCACGTACGGTAGCGACGGGTCATCAGCTACGGTGAACGACATGCTTATCGGGTTCTTGGTGGTCGGAATCTGGCGGTCGTCATCGTCAGCCAGGAAGCCGAAGGTCAGGAACTGCTGGTCACCGCCGGTTGTGGCCACGTCGGTGATCTGCGAGATCTCAACGAAACCAGTAACTTCACGCACCGAGCCGATGCCCGAGCCGGCTGGGTATGGCTGGAGGTTGGTGGTGTTGACGTTCTCCATGGCGAAGGTGCCGGACAGGCTGTCAGCCACGCGCGCTGCGCGGTCATTGAGGCGGGTCCAGCCCGAGGTGACGGCGATGATATCGCCATCGCTCAGACCGTGGGCCGCGGCGGTCGCTACCGCTGGATTGGCGTTGCTCAGCGCGGTTACCGGAATTGCAGTGCCATAGGTCGCAGCGATTTGCAGGGTCGCGCCGTTGGGGAGTCGAAAGCCCATGTGTATTTTCCTCTTTGCAGAAATGACAAAACCCGCTCAGTGGCGGGTTCTGGGTTTGCCCAGCGGGCGAATTAGTTGGTGTCTGCTCGATACTGGAACGAGGCCGGCACGGTGAAGGTGTTGCCGTCAGGGACGCCTGGGCCTGGGCCGACCGGCGTAAGCACGATGGCGACGAGACCAGCGCGAGGGATACGCAGATTCACCGGGAACAGCGCGGCCAGTTCATCGACGATGCCGCTCGCCTCAGTCCGGTACTTGCCGGACGGTGCCACAATGTTGACTTGGAACACGCCGACGTAAAGGTGGTGGTCGCCGCCGAGCGTGTTGCTGGCTGTCACCGCCGGCAGCGTGAAGGCCCGCAGGTACGTCTCGCCGGAAGCCGGTGTGTAGGTCTCGTTCTCGACCACCACCTTCAGCGGCTTGGTTCGAGCCTTGGCCCAGGCCAGCAGGCGCGACTCGAAAGCCGCAGCGATGATGTTATGGCTCATACCTGGTTATTCCTGATGGCTTCCTCAACGATCTGCTGGAAGCGGGCCTGGGTGATGCGCACCATCCCGCCAGGTGCTTGGTCGGAGTGGCCGTATTCCAGCGGAATGGCATACGGCAGGTTGTTCACGATGAATGCCGTGGTGCCAGCCCGGAACAGGATAGATTCGCCAGCAATGCGGGCCGTGGCCTCTGCCCCTGTTGGGTCTAGCGCGCTGAGCGTGCCGGCTGCAGGTGCCTCAATCGTAAACTGCCAGTTTCCGCGGAAACGACCGGTGTCCACCGGTGACATCCTGATCAGCGAGTTGCCAATCTCGATAATCACCTCCCGAAGACTTGCGTCGACGGCTTCTTTCGCTTGCTCAGCGAATTCAGCCAGCTGCAGTGCAAAGCTCCCTTGTCGCCCTGCGTATTTTTTCATGAGCGCACCTGTAGCTCGTAGAGCAGTGGAGTGCCGGCCGGGTTGATTTCTTTGACGTTAATCACCGTCCACGTTTTTCCTTGGACGTCGGACTTTATCAGGGGCTTTGGCTTCCAGGCCATGCCCAGCGCCGCGACCTTCAGCTTCTTGTCGCCACGCACAATAAGGCTGTCGCTCTGGAATTCGAGGCCGGTGAAGTCGAGCAGGATGCCTTGGGCGGCCTGCTCAATGATCACTTCGCCGCCGCCCGGGTTATCCGGATCGTACTCGCCAGGCTGAATATCGCGCAGCGTGACTGGCTGGCCGAACTCGGCGATCAGTTCGAGAGCCAACGCGGCCATTTCGTCGTAGAAGGCCATGTTGGCTCCGACTGTTATGCGCGGATAGCGAACAGACCGCGCTTTTGAAGATAGTCAGCAAATTGCGTGCGGCTTGGCCTGTCGGGCGCTGCCGGCAGCAATCGGCCGCTGGTGTTGCTGATGGTGGCGTACTCGCGCGTTACCGCACCTTCGACTCGCTCCAGCGTTACAGCGCCTCTGCGCTTGTCGATCGGATCAATGTCGTCAGTGTGGATTTCACCCGCGAGGGCCATCTGCCCGTACTGGATGCGTGCAGGAATGTAGTCGGAGGGCTTGTTCTCGCCATCGATGTTGACGCCACGGCGAGGCCAGGCAAGCGCCTGGTCACCGTGCGCCCGGCATCCTTTCCAGTTCATGCCGTCCATCGCCAAGGCGGCTCGGCGAAGCAGAGCTTCCTGTGCCACCGGGTCCGCTGGGATGGTCACGCCATACCGCGCGGCGTAACTGACCAGTTCGGCAGCAGTCGAGTAGCTGTCTGCGTGAGGCTTGCCGGTGCCGTCCTCGATGATGAGCGCCATGGGTTACTCCTGGGTAGCAGGCTGGGCCTTGAGCAGGTCCAGCAGTTCGGCTTTGTTGGCAGTGGACGAATACTTCACTTCCATGGCGTCCAGCTGCTCTTTGATTTCCGGGATAGTCAGGCTATCACGTGGATCGGCGTTCTTCGCACGCTCGGCAGCCAGATCGGACTGAGCCTGCGCCAGCTGGCCTTGCAGATCCAAAACCTGGGTACGCAACACTTCAGCGTCGCCGACACCACCGCCGCTGTTGCGACCTCCGCCATCTTCGAGGCGAGTGCGCGCATGGTTAACGCCGCCGGTTTCGCCGACCGTTTGCGGGCCGACAGTGACCTCACCCTCGCCACCTGCGAAGCCCCAGCGGGCCTTAGTGTTCGGGTCGATGTGGTTATCTTTTTGAACAGTCATGACTTACTCCTGGTTCAGTAATACGCGGTGGGCAACTCACCCACCGCGCGCTCGGTTACGGCGCAGGCGCAGTAACGAGGGAGGTGATGAACGCCATAGGCACCTGCTTGCGAGCGAACTTGCGGCTCCAGTTGGTAGCCAGGGCCAGGTCCGCCCAGTTCGCCGAGATAGGGCGGCTGGTGGTTGGGGTGCCGGTGATGGTCACGCTGTCGAACGAGAAGCCCAGCGGGTGCACAACGAAGTTGCGGCGCGTCCACAGCGTTTCAGTGCCGCCACCGTTGCCACGATCTGGCGCACGGTCGTATTCCAGGCCGTCTTCACCTGGTGGGGTTTCTTCGGCAAAGCCGATTGCACCAGGGCCGAAGATGATGGACAGGTATTTGGCACTGGCACCGGTGCCGATTACTGGCAGACCATCATCCAGCACCACTCGCATGCCCTGGAAGCGACCGAACTCGGGGATCTGGTCGGCAATAGGGGTGAAGTCGATCTGGTTCTGGATCGACAGCTCGGTGTGCACCGCCGAGTGCATGGCGATCACGCTCAGGCCGCCCAGTTGACCGCTGTAGTCGCCCATGGTGCCCTTGGCGCGAATCACGGCGGCCGGGCCGATGATGCCCCCGGCGTCCACGACCATGTCGCCACCGTTGGACGCGATGTTGTCGTTGTAGATACCCACCGCGGTGGCGATGGTGCGGCGCTGGGCCACGCGCTGCCAGTAAGAGATCAGTCGACCGGCGACGAACTCCAACGGGTCCTGGTTGGTGATGTTCTTCACCAAGTTCATGCAGTTCCAGCCTTCGTTGAGGTACGCGGCGCGCGCCTGCATGGAAGCACTGGTGACCGACAGCGGTACCGCGATGTCGGTGTACACGTCGTTCGAGTAGTTCGACTCAATGGACGCATCCAGGTCAACCCACCATGGAATGGTGAAGGTGTTGGACGGGCTGGCCAGCAGCGTGGTCATGTCGCTGTTGGTGGTCAGGATGCCCGACTGGAAGAACGCGGTGCGCTCGACGCTGTTGACGGTGATGTAGTCCCGCAGTTCGTCGCGGAAGATCACGTCGGAGAGAATGGTTGGCATTGCTGAATGTCCTTTTACTGAGCCTCAGCAGCGGCCTTCAGGCGCGCGTGCTCGGCGGGGTTGGTTCGGCGAAGCTCTACACGCTCCATACCGGTCAATTGGTTCCACTGCTTTGCGGCCCCGCCGCCTTTGCCACCGGTAGCCCCGCCACCAGAAGCCCTGCTTGAAGCGATCAGCGGCGCCAGTGCGGCGTCGTTGAACAGTTGGGTCTTGAATTCTTCCACCGTCAGAGCGGTAGGCCGGCGTTCAGCGTCCAGCACCACGACGGTGGGCTTGCCTTCGCGCAACTCCATGGAGAGGCGAGGCTCAATGATTTGTTGAAGCACAGCGGCGGAACCTTGGACGGCCAGCTCACCAGCGACACGCGCAGCGGTTGCCCCGACCGTCAGCGCGTGCACCTGGGCCTGCAGCGAGGTTAGAGCCCCCTCTTTTTCAGCCAGGGCGGCGGCGTGCTTCTCGGTCCAGCTACGGTCGAGCGCTTCGGTGTCACCGTTCTTACGGGCAGCCTCTTCTGCGGCCAATCTGGCGGCCTGCTCAGCCTGCTCCCGGCGGGTCTTTTCGTCCTTCTTCTCCCGCAGTAATTCTTCCACCTTGGCTTTCAGGCCGGATGTATCTTCTGGCGCGGGCAAGCCCTCAACCACCAGGACGTAATCCTCACCCTGGGCCTTGTAAAATGCCTGCATGGAAGGTTCGAGCGCGTCATATGCTGCTTTGTCGATCAGGTATTTCATGTTGTCCCCCTGGGACTGGCTTGCAGGCTCAGCCTGCGTTTCAGATGCCTGCGCGCTCGAAGGCCAAAGGCTCCAGGGCCTTCATCTCAACGAGTGTCAGTGGTTCGAAGTTGCGGTCCAGCTGCAGCTCAGAGAAGCGCTTGACGCTGAGGCCGCCATTGCGGAAAAGCGCGCCGCGGGCCTTGCCGATCGCCTTATCCTGAAACGAGGCAGGCTGCTGCTTTAGCCAGTGGTAATAGTCGAGGTCGGCGCTGACCTGTCCTGCGCCACTTGGCCCAACTGAGGACCGGGTTGCGCCCTTGGCGAACATCTCGCTTAGGCGGGTCAGCAGCACGAAGGTGGTGCGGCAGTTCGGATGAAACGGCGGCCTTGGCCCTGAATCGACCGGGAAGCGGCGCTTGTCCAGGGTGCGACAGACTTGGCTGGTCTTGCTGTCGAGCGTGGCGACCAGCTGAATCTCGGTCACCACGTCGGTGTTGGCCTTGGCCGTCTCCATCCGCGCCTGGCTGGCAACGTGCTGGATTGCAGTGCGCACCACGGTAGAGGCGTTGCGATCAGTGACCGAGAGAATGCCGTCCGTGTATCCGGCTGCTTTGGTGCCCCGGATGTTCTGCAGGATCTGGAAGTTCGTCTGCCCTTCGAAGAAGCCCTGCCGGATCGCGCCGGTGACACGCTCGCGCTCGGCTGTCGTCCAGTCCTTGATGAATGGCTTGAGCAGCTTGCCGCCGTCACGAATGCTCAGCGGATTGCTCAGTACCGCGGAGCGAATGGCTGTTACCGATGGAATTGCAGCCTCGAAGCTGACTCCAACCGGCACTGACTTGGTCAGGCTGGCGGCCTCAAACTGTGCCTCGTAGTTGGCCAGGTCGATCAAGTCCAGCGTGAGCTGATCCGAAAACCGGTCGAATATGCCCAAGAGCAGGCTGTCCACTTCATCGAGCAGCTTCTCCAGTCGCTTGCGCGTGTACCCAGTCAAGTCTGACTTGGTCAGGCGCTCACGCAGGGACCGGTCAATCTCCTTGAGGAAGGGTGCGAATTTCTTTACCTCCCCAGCCTTTAGCCTTTCAAGGAAAACAGCGTGCCGAATGGTGGCATCAAGGAGCGCTTGGTTTGCCGCCATCTGTTGAGTCCTCATCATCGAGGCCTAAGCCCACTGGGTTGGCTTCAAGCTCGCCGCGAATATCGTCATCCGTCTTTTCGGGATCAATCACCCCGCGGTCACGCAGGTACTGCCAGAAATCCGACTCCGGCACTCGCCCGGCCTGCACGGCATTGAACAGGCTAGCCATGATTGCAGCGTCGAGGCTGACCTGGGTGAAGTCTTGGTTGAGCTTCAGCAGCGCTTCGCCGGCAACGTTCTCGAACATCCCCATCCATATCAGGCACTGGCTGTAAGCCTCGCTGACGTTGCTCACGGCCAGGGACAGGATGCTGTGCTCTGCTGCGCTGTCGTTATCTGCTTGGGTTGCGGTCTTCACCGCACTGCCACGCTCGATTAGCCTGGCGCCGAGGGACACCATGTCCTCTTTCTTGCCGTCCATGGCCTCCTTTACAAGGGTGTTCGGCTCAGGCTGAGCAAAGCCACACGATCCATTGGCCGGAAGCGTCAGCGGTGCACGCGAGCCGACGTAGATGCCGTTCTCTTCCAGGTGATCGCGCCACTCTTCGGTCAGTCCGGCAATCCAGAACTGAGGCTGACCCGAGAACCACACAGAGTCCTCGTAGTCGGCGCTGTTGTGGTAATGGCCGATGTTGATCTCTGCCATGTCGTACAGCGGAGAGTCATCAATCGAGGAATCGTTGTTCTCGCTGCCGACGAACATGAAGGGAATCAGGCGCCAAGGCTTGCCCGTGCCGTCCAGAGGCGTGTGCGCGTCAGTTGCCGCCCAGCTCCCGCCTTCAGTCGTCCACAGCTCTTGCTCGTACACGCCAGAGTCATTCAGGCGCAGCACGCGATATTGGTCCTTGCTCTCAACCCCGAAGCCGTCGTCGGTGTCCTTGTCGACCACTTCCTTCAGCACAACCAGGCTCAGCAGGTGCTGCCCGCCGACCTTGCGCGTCTTCCAGTTGATGATGCACTCAGCGTTGTAGCTGGCGATGGTTGGGCGGATGCCCATTGCTGCGCTGTCCGCCTTGCTGGTCGATCCAGGCTCAACGCTTGGATAGTCAACCAGCAGCCCGTGACGCCCAACTTCGAGAATGTGCCCGATGACCGACTGCGACTGCTGGTAAATGCTGATGCCCTGCCCGTCAACATCCTTGGCGACGTATTCGAGCGCTGCTGGCACGGTGAGCGTTGGCCAAGTGCGGAACACCGCACCAACCAGACTGTTCTTCGTGCGCCCAGTGGCGTTGTAGAACACAGCCCGCATCAGATAAGTGGCGAAGCGCGCCTTGTTCTCGTCGCTCTCATCGTGAGGGTTTGGCCGAGGCAGGTAGTGATCCCCGCGAGCCTTTACCGTCTCGGAGCCCTTGCACACGTCGCGCACCAGCCGCCAACGGGACTGTGCCGCGTCGTACTCCGGGCGGGTGTAGGTGACGTCTGCCATTAGCGTGCGAATCCCATTTTGATTGATTTGACCGGCTTCCTTGCGCTCTTGGCGACAGCGAAGTACCGGAATGCATCGGACGGGTGAGACGCCCAGTCGTGAAGCGGCTTGTCTTTCCAGCAGCCCTTCTTGTCGTCCCACTCTTTGCGGTAGTTCTCCAGCGCGGTGATGCCCTCTTCGCACTTCGCCTCGTCAAAGGCGCAGTGAGCGAGGATCTCGCGCGCTTGGTCGATGCCGTCGTCCACGCCGATCTTCGGAACGACCTGAAATGTCATGCGGTAGTGCTGGCCGTCGATCTCGTAGCCCTCGCGCGCCATTTCCCGGCGGGTCTTGGCATCGCTGCCGAACTCGCGGTTGTCGATGTCGTGCGGCCCCCAGTGCTCGGAGTAGGTGTAGCCCTTGTCCTTGAGCACCTTCATGTAGTGCCGCAAGCCTTCCCCGCTGTTCTGGTAGAAGTCGATGACGTGGTACTCGTTGCCGACCTGACGCACGAACCAGATGGCCGTTGAGTCGCCGACGCCGATGTCCCAGAAGGTCATCACTGGCAGGTGGCTGTTGTCTGGCAGCGTGCCGATGCGCTGAGCGGCATACAGCTTGGTGAACTGCTGGGCGTAGTAGGCGCCCTCGATCGACTGCTGGAAGGCTTCGGCCGGAATCGACGGGTATTCCCGCTTCATGTCGTCGCCGAGGGTCTTCTCCTTGGCGGCGTACCAGGCGCGCTGGCCGGGGTTGGTGTCGATCCCGTGCTTGGCAAACAGTTCGTTGAAGTAGTCGGTCAGGCGCTGCGGGATGATCGCCTCGGCCGGATCGAGCCAGTAGGCCTTGTTCTTCCACCAGCTGAAGAAGAAGAACTTCCAGTCCAGCTTGCCGAGCGGCGTGCCGGACAGCAGCTGCTTCTCTGCGCTCTGCGAGTAGTCGAAGAAATAGCCCGCCCGCCCCTCCGCCGTCGATTCAATCGTGACAAAGCAATCGGTGGCGACAGCCTCGAAGGCGCCGGTGACGATCTCTCTGGCCTTGTGGGGAAACTTGGCGCAGATCTTCCCGAACTCGGATACGTGCAGATACCGTAGAGTCCCGCCCCGGAAGGACGTGGACACGTAGAGCGATCCGCCTTTGCTGAACACAAGCTCACCAGCAGCATCGTTAGAAGCAGGATTGGCGGCGCGTATCTCTTTAGGCAGGTTGTCGTAGGCATATTTGACCTTCTCCCGGAACAGGCGCTTGGCGTCGTTCAGGGTGTGAGCGATCAGCGCGCACTTCGCCGACTCGAATAGAGCGGCGTCGAGCTGGATGATGCAGCACTCAGTAGTGAAGCCGAGCTGCCGAGCCTTCAGGATGATGTTGCGGGTATGCATCCCATCGAAGTATTCAATCTGCTCGTCCGTCATCCGGAAGCGGACTTTCTTGCCCTGCTTGTCGGTGATGAAGTAGAGATTGTTCAACCGCCAACGCTTATCCCGGAGCAGCTTCATGTGCTCGGGCTTCATGTCAGGCGTCCTTCGATAGTTCGTCCATCATCGCGGCCAGGGTATCGACTGTCTTGTCACCCTCTTCCGTGTCGAGGTTGTAGGCCTGGCGCTCGCCCTTGATGACCTTGAGCTGGGCATCGACGCCCGCGTTGAGCGATCGGGAGAAGTCGCCGATGTTCGCCTCGTTGACTGTCATGGCCTGAAGCGCGGCACTGAGCTTGTTCGCAATGCCTCGCCACTGAGCCAGATCAACCCGGTGCGCGAGCACTACAGAGGCAACCTTGTCGGAAGCCTCCTCAATGATCTGTTCTTCGGTTACCAGTGGGTCTTGGTAACTTTCCGTGGTAACCGCGTTGGTAACCTTTCGTTTGGCTGCGGCTCTGACCTTATCCGTCAGGTCGCGCACCCAGCCTTCCTTCTTCGCTCGCTTGGCAATCGCTACGTGAGAGATGTTGCTCTCTTCGGCGATTGCTCGAACTGAAAGCGACCCAGCCCGGTAGGCTCGTTCGATCGCCTCCCAGTCGGGTTGCTTGGTTGTCATGGGGATCCTTATTCTTGCTTGATGGTCATCGTGCGGATGGTGCCGCCGGTGTAGATGTCACGCTTCATGGCGGCGCGAACCGCGTCCACAGCGCTTGCGCCCATATCCATCGCTGCCAAGGCATAGGCGGAGCCGCTGCCAATGGCGTCAGGGTTGGATTGGTCGAGCTCTTGTTTCCAAATGCCTGTCTTGTCGTCGTGGCCGACCATCATCAGCTTGCCGCCGTCGACGACATAGCCTGAGCACTCAACGGGAACGATTGAGGGGGTTCCGAAGTAGGCGGCAATCAAAGCCTTCTCGTCACATACCGCTCCAGTCAGGAAGAAACTGACTCCCTCAACGGTCGCGCACTTCGAGCAATCATCTGAGACGATCGCCCCTGACCTGGTTTGGCGAGAGTCGTAGGCAATCACGCCGTCTTTGTAGGTGATGGTCGTCATACGCTTCCTCACTGGATACTTGAAATGGTGGCTGGTTGCCGGTATTGGTGGTCGCTCACTCAATGCAAGGAGCAACAAATGGCAGGCGCAATTGATTCAATCGTGAACAACGCAATCGGCGGACGATCTGCAGAGGTTAAACGCGCTACCGCAGTAGCTGCGGCACTCGAGGTCATCATCTCTAAATGCGCTAACTCTCCCGGACACCATGGTCAGGTAGAGCAAGAGATGGAAAACCTATCCAAGTATGCGGATCAGATCGAGGCCGCTCTCATCCGAGGCTGACGAGGCATATATCGCTCACCCGAGCGATACCAGACGTGTCGCGACACAATTTGCACTCTCGCGAAAAGTGTCGCGACCTACTTGCTCTGACTGCGTTTGATCTGCGCGTCCACCTGGTCTGCGCAGGTGTCGAGCAGGTTGATGGCTTGGTTCTTCAGCTCCCACAGCTGGCCGTTGTCGGCGAGGTCCTCATCAGCTACCCGCTCACATGGCACCAGCTCAGGGGGTTCGACTCTTACCGCCGCTGTCTTTGTTACCACCGCCGGCTTTCCCGCGCAGGCCGTCAGGCAGAGGCTGAGCAGCCCAATCACGAACAGGCTTGCTGTTGCGTTTGAGTTCTTCAAAGTTCTTCTCCGCCTTTTTGGCTTTGGCCTGACTGGCCTGTAACCGCTTGTTCAGGTCTTTCTGGTAATCGGCGTTGCGCTGGGCTTCGGCGCGCAGGGTGGTGATCGTGGCCTGGCTTTCGAGGTTGGCGTCGACCGCCTTCTGCCTCTCACCGGCTTCGAACTTCACGTCGGCGCGCAGGGCGATAACCCGGTACTGCTGAATCCCAACGAGCAGGATCGCTACCAGGGCAATGATGGCTGCAGCAGCGAAGGCCTTCATGCGGCATCCGCCTTGCGACCGAGGAATCGGGTCACCAGCTCGCGAATGGCTGTCACGCCGAGGAAGCCGATCGTGCCACCGGCAGCGATCGATAAGCTTGAAGGCCAGGCCATCCACTCAATAACGCTGGACGCTACGAGACTCAGCGATCCGCAAATCAGCGCCTCGAAAATGATCCGGCGCACGCTGGTTTCTTTTCCGTCGTAGATGACGCGAAGCAAGCAAACGGTGATGGCCATGATGACGCCCGCCATTAGCGGATTGCTCAACGCCAGCCAGAGCTTGGCCCATGTGTCTGGCTTGTCAGGCATGTTTGGCATCCGGGTTGCCTCCCCCTTGGGGAGATTGATAAATCCGGCGTCCGCTGCACTCCCAGCTCGGGGCTATGGGTGTGGGGAGCCGAAAACAAAAAAGCCTCCGCAAATGCAGAGGCCCTGAATAGGTGCGCTCGTCTTTCCGAGCTGTCGGCCAAAGACCATCCCAGCGTCGACACCCCTTTGCATCGATCTCGCTGATCCTGTCTCGCGCCACCCTGCAGCATTGTGAGGTCAGAGTGCACGGGCTGCCGGTGTTGATTCCGTACGTCGCACTATCCGGCTATCGACGTCCAGGCCTTCCCGAGGGCTGTCCTGGCTACAGGTGAAACTACAGATTCTTTTTGTGGATCCGCCAACCCATGGCGACACCGGGATGCAAATACTCGCCGGTGCGTGGATGGCGCGAGAAGTCGGTCTCGCCAACTTGGCGTGCGACCGCCTCCCATGCCGTTCTGGCGCGCTCCAGCAGATTGCTTTTGGCTTTCAGCTTCACGCGAACCCCTCCAGCAGGCTTAATTCGAGGCAATAAAAAACCCGGCGCAGTGGCCGGGCTTGTTTGTCGCTTGCATCACCTACATGCGCAAGTACGACAGGATGGGTGGATAATGGCTCAATGGATCACTACCCGTCAAGCGACTTCTGATATCACAAGGCCTTCTTGTTCGAGAATGTGCTGAGCCTCGACCAGAGCAAGGTCCACGCTGCTCTCCAGGGCCTTGCGGATATCCCGCCTCCACCGCTCCTGGGTCTTGATCGGGTGCGGCTCGTTCGACCAGTTGTCCATCTCGTACCAGCCGGCCGGCAGCACGTTGGTGGATCGTTTGCCGTCCACACCCGGCAGTCGAGGCAAGGCCCAGGTCACCACGGCACAGTGCAGGAAGCGCTCGGGCGCCGGGGACCGCATCACGCGGGTCAGCTCTGCTATTGCCACGTGCTTGCGCTCTGTGTGCGTGGAGAACTTCGCCACCAGGGCGCGCCAGTGCTCGGCAGACAACGCCTTGTGCAGTCGCCCGAACACCCAGCAGTCAGTCAGGAATGCAGCCTCCTTGCCGACAATCTCCCCCTTCTGCTTGGCGCACTGTACCTTTGGCTCAAAGTCGCAGCCGCCGGCGGAGTTGATGGTTTCGGCGGCGAGCGCCCGGACAACTGCGGATACCACGTTGCGATAGGTCATGCTGCAGCCCTCTTGAGTTCTCTGGTCTTTGCCCGGTATTCGGCGGTGATGGCTTTCAATTGCTCTACAGTTTCCTTGCGCGGCGCGTGGTCGGCTTCCAGCGCCTCGACAGCATCCAGGCCGATTCGGGCGATAAGGCCGGTGCGGAAACCCTGGGAAACCGTGTAACCCTTGCGGGCGTGCATGTAGGAACCCGAGTTACAGGCCTTGCATTGAAGCCATATATTGGTTGGCTCAAGGCGCAACTCTGGACGCGCTCCCTTGCCCATGAAGTGGCCACCATCAAATGCACCGCCTACCTTCCAGCCTTGGGCGTGGAGGATTGATTCCTGCGACTCACCGCAACTGATGCAGCCGCTGCCGATACTCAGCTCGTAGGTGCGCCGGTAATCGCGCACAGCCTTCTCTGCGTCCTTCATGTGGTCCGATCGGGTCTTGAGGGCCTCCTTACGAACCTCGATGTCCCGGCGACCAACATCCGCCAGAGCCTTCTTGGCGCTAGCCTGGCCCTTCTCGGACTTGCCGTAGGCGATGGCGCACTCGATCTCGCCGCACACCGCCTGCGAGCTTCTGGAGGGTGTGAACATCACTCGGCACTCTGGGCAGCGCTTTCGGCGTGGTGCACCAGACTTGAGCGGAGTTTTACGTTGCAGTGGGGTGCGCTTCATGCCGCCTCCTTGAACGCTTCAAATTCCGCCATTTCGGTCAGCCGCTCTTCCGTGAGCGTCGGCCAGTCATGCAGCACCAGGTACGCGCAGCACTGGCGCCAGAAATCTTGGAATGTCTCCTCCCCCATCGAGTCATAGGAAAGGCTGCGGGGTGTCTTGCGGGTGAGTTGGCCCAGGCCAGGGATGTCGAACGCTTCCTCGTCGCAGTAAACGCCAGACTCCAGTTGCAGGGCCTTGATCGCGTCGTGGGACTGCTTACCGGAGAACCGATCGATGTTCTGGCTCAGCACCCGGCCCAGGCCGTGGACCAAACCGTTGAATCGTGGGTTGCGCGGCTGCTTGAGGTCGGCGCGGATCTTCGCGTTCATCTTGAATTCACGCTCGCGCAGGATCGACCGGTCAGCGTCGGAGGACGGCACGAAAGCGGCCACCTCCTTGCCGGTAGCCGGATCGACCAGGCGGCGCAGCACCAGGTACACGGGCATTTGGCGAGGCTTGGCTGGCTTGGTCATTGCGCGACCTCCGTGAAACTTGCAAATCGCGCCCGGAGTGCCGCCGCAATGCGCTGATCGGACTGAAGCGCTGAATACATTTCAGCTAGTTCTTGCTTCCTCCGCCTCCATGCATCGTGGGATTCCTGCTCATTGACGAAGTATCCAAGATGCTCTTGCTTCCCAGTGAATGGATTACGGCACTGGGGATTAAACATTCCACTGCTCTTCTGAAAGTGAGTTCCAGGCAGAAGCTTTGATCTTGAGGTTTCGAGGCCGACCAAAAATGAATTCAGTTTCGCTGAGATGAAAACGCAAAAGTCAGGCCCGTAAATCTTGTTTCCAGGCAGTAAAACATCTTTATCTAGATGCTTACCCTGCCAGTCCTGAAGGACCATCCAGGCCCTGAAGTTTGAAAATGTCAGCCACTCCTCGGCCACTTCACACTTGGCATATGTTGGCTTTCTTACCTTGTATTTTGGGCAGTAGCTGCGCTCAAGCATATTTGACCACGCCTGATAAAATGGGCAGCGCCAGTTTGTTTTCTGATGGCCGTCGACCACCTTGGTAGAGCGGGTGACATAATCAGCATCATTGATGCCGACTCCGAAAATCAGGGTTTTACGAGCACTCATTGCTTTCGCCTCCCTGGCCCAGGGCGGCGTCGGCAGTTGCTCGCATTTTCGGGCATGACAGGCCGCCATGATCCGTGTACACGCCGCAAGTCACGCAGCCTGTGTAGCCAATCACAGGGCTCTCCGCTCGCCTAACAAGGGCCCGCCACTGCTCAGCATCCTTTCGCAGCGCCTCGTTCTCAGCCTTCAGCTCAGCCTTCACCCGCTCGTAGGCTTCGTAGCCGGTGCGTAGGCCGGCGACTTCGGCCTTGAGCGCTTCAACCTCCTGCCACAAGCGGTCTGCAAGTGGGTCATGCCAGCCTGGCATCTTCTGCAAGCTGCGCATGTGCACAGCGAGCTCGGTAGATGATTGCTCTCTGACGTAGGTCATGGCTTCACCTCAAACAGCTCAGGATGTAGTTGGCGTGCTGGACCTGCCATCCAGGGGCGCCGAATGACTACGTGGAATCTCCACGCCCAAATCGATAAGTGATTCGCCCCTCGGCTACGCATAAAGCTCCTGCATGCCTGATAGCGCCATGGCAGGAAGGTGACCTTCAGAAGGCAAGACTTCGGCAGGGCCTTGTGCTTGACCGTTGCGTCGTGTGGCATCGAATGAATG